TCCTTGAATGGATATAGTTCTACCATTAATTGTTAATTTTTGATCATTGAGTGAAACTACAGATCCGTCCGAAAAAGTTAAATTATAATCTTCTTCATCAAATGGGACTAGAGTTAAATTTGGATTTGTTTCTAAAATTTGTGTATATGAACCAGAAGAAAAAGAATTTGAAGTGATTTGGTATGATTTTCTTATAATTATATCTGAACCAGTTAAATCTAAGGTTGATATATTGGATTCATTTAATGGGGAGTATAAAAACGCATTTTGATTATTTAATACTTCTAAAGAAACTTTTTTAAAGTCACTTACTCTGATATCACTTAACGGTAAAGAACCACTACAAACTTCAGATACAGAAGTTGTTGGTAAAACTGTTATATTTTTTCCACTGGAATTTATGTTAGAAACCTTATTGTATGTTGGTACAGTATCTCCTTGTTTAGTGTATGATACAATATCACCGACTTTTATTCCTACAAAAAAATTATTTTGTCCAGAAGTTATTTGTCCCCCTGATGTTATGGTGAATTCCGTTCCTGATGGTGCTAATAATGTTTCAGTAGAAAGAATTGGATCTGAAGTAAATGTTCCTATTCCTGTTGATTCATTTGCAACAATTTGATGAACATCAGATAAATTGTAATCAACTGCAGAAGAGATTACCCTATTCAGATCCACCCCATTTGATTTAATTTGTTCATTTACAATAAAAGTTCCAGATACTTGATATAAAGTCAATATAGAGGAATTGGTGACATTGCTTACCAAATATCCAAAAGCACCACTACTTTTTCCCTCAATAAAAGAAGGAGAAGTCAAAGAAGTTAAAGCAGAATTTAAAGTTAATTTTGTATAAGTTTGAACATCATATAAAAATTGTGAATTTAAATATTCTGAATTTTTAAGTTTAAAATCATAAACTCGTGCTACTCCAATTTTAGAACCAGAAGAAATGCCAATAGAAGATGTTCTATCACTATAAAGTGATACTTGAGAAGTTGTTCCAAATCCAACTGGAATTGAACCAGCAACATTATTAACTATTATCTTTCTGCCCATATTAAATGGAACAGAGACATTCATTACTTTTTCTGTTTTTCTTGGTTTTTCTATATCTACTATGACATTGCTGATTGTTTCTATCTCAAATCCTCTAACATATGCTTTTCCTGGAGATATTGATAAACAAGCTAGATTGTCTGATGGAATATTTCCTTGACTCGTTTTTTGGTTACTAAAATATATTCCATTATTTCCTATTCTATTATTTAAAGATTCTTTTAATTTAACATCAAAGGGTTTAATATAGTAATCTCCAGATTCATCATAAGTTCTTCTTGCAAATTCATCTTTTACTAAATTATAATCAGATATTTTTGTAAATTTAGTCAATATTCCAGATTGCAATCTCATCAACTCAACAAAGTTTTCATCATTAAAGTCGTTTAATGATTTTTTTATTAACGATAATGATATTTTAAGCCTATCTGCCCCTGGTGCAGAATAATTAGAAAATCCTTGTGCATTATCAAATAAATCATTATAGCTATTTGATGCTATAGCAATCTCTTCATCAATAAAAAGTCCAACACGGTAAGAAGGACTATTTCCATATTGATCTAATATTACTGTTTGTTTTGGTACTGTTAAGAAAAATCCTCTAACAAAATAAACACCTTCTTCTATTTTTGCTGCAGAACCAATTGATGTTGAATTAGATATAATTGAAGTCGCAAAAGACGAATTTGCTCTAATTGATGATAAACTATAATCTACATCTTCTAAAGAAATTAAATTTTCACCATCAACAAATGTTCTTGTTGTGAAATTATTACTACTGGAACTTTTATATTTTAAAGAGTATAGTTCCCTCTATCTGATTGAGCATTTGTAATATAATTTTCTATTACTGCGGTAACACCACTAGTTTCGCCACGAATACTTTTTCCTATAAATTTATCAATATAAGAAGAAATTGGAATTCCCAAATGTGACTCATCAATTTCTACAGAATAATATTGATCATCATACCCAATTTGACCGGGTATGACCATTGATCCTTCTTTGAAAAAATGCTTTCCAAATTTTTCAATTTGATTTTGTAAAATACTTTGAAGTGTTGTTAATTCTCTTGATTGTATTGGAGTTCCTGGTTTAAATAAAACCCTCTGATAATTTTTTTTATCAGAAAAATCATCAAAATATGGAGATACATTTAAATTTGTATTTTGAGGCATTTTGTTTAAAACTCCAGAACGATTTTAATATCTTCTTTTTGGCTTTTTGACCTTGGGACCGGAAATCTGTTATCTATATAAATGATTTCACCAGATTTATTATTATATTCTGACGATGAAATTCCTGAAGTAAAATAACTTCCCAATTGGTATGTAGTATTATTTATTACTGTACTTAATCCAGTAAACCCACTATCAATTGCCAATGAAGACCCAATCATAGAAGACCCAACAATTGTTAGACTTCCACCAGAACCAGGAGAAGATGTAAATTGGTTTATGGTATATTCAACACCTGCGGTTGCTAACCCTACAGGTTGATAGTACTTTAAAACTCCTGTGACATTATCCCAAGCAGCAACAAAACCTATTGCAGTAACACCAGTGCTCACTTGTTGTGTGATTATTGAATCTACTGCATAAGTTGTTGTGCTAGTTGCAGAACCAGTTAACTTTAATGCTTTCAGGGCACTTATTTCGGCAGTTTCTAATTTTTCTACAGCACTTCCACTTTTAGTTGGATTTTTGATAATTCCAATTCTAGCAAAATCATTTCCTATAATTGTATCTGGATTTGTTGAATCTGTAGAAAATCTTGAATATACTAATACCCTGTATGCACCCAATTCTCTATAAATATCATATCCATGACCACCTTTAGGGGGAATAATAACTTCAAATGAAGCAACTGTTCCAGTATTACTTAAATTTCCAGTTATTCCTGGTGCTCCAGGTTCAAATTTAATTATACCTTTTGTGTATCCAATTCCACCATCACTTACAAAAATATCAGAAACTTTTCCAAAAGAATCAACAGTAATTGTTGCTTTTCCGCCAATACCATCACCAAAAATAGGAATATTTGTGAAAGTTTGAGAAATTGGACTATAACCAGATCCTCTATTTTTTATGGTAATTGTTTCTATTTTACCATCAATTGCATTATTTTTTGTTGATATACTTTCCCCTGTTGCCCCCCAATTTTCTGGTACTGGAATAAATTCAATAGAATCAAATTTCACAATTTCTGATGGTTTAATTGTGTATAGATATTTCCAAATATAACCATCACCACTTGTTCCTGCTGGTCTTGGTTCCAAGTCAACAAAAGATGGTTGATCTACAGAAGGTCTTCCTCTAGGATTTTCTGGATTTGTTCCATTCTGCAAACAAATGTATACCCTTAAATCCTCGTTGATTACATAATAGTTGGCATCATATAACGAAGAAGAGTTTGTAATTGGTGTCAAATTATAAATTGAATAATCGTGCCTGTACATTTCATATGTTGAACCAGACTCCCAAACAACCTTTCTAACCATTCTTCTCACGTCACTTTGAGTGACTTTTTTCATAGATATGATAGTTTCTTTTATTTCATTTTCCTCTTTAAATCCATCAAGTGGTGGTGGAGGAGATGTACCCCACTCGGAAATTCCATTTGCTTGAGAATTTAGAGCATTTGGTTGTCCAATGAAGGTATAATATGTATTGCTGGTGTTTCCAACTGCAATAAGACTTTTAGTAAAAGTCTCAGCATTCATAACTCTAAATTGGTCAGATATAATCGCAGGCATTGTATGAAAATACTTTTTTTTATTTATCTCTAAATTAAACCACGAGTTCTATAAACTTCGGGTGCAGTCGATAATCCAATCAATCCATCTCTGGTATTTACATAAAATTGTTTTGGATTTTCTCTTGCTCTATTTTGATAATCGTATATTTGGCCCCAAGTATATCTTCCATAGAATCCAGTAGTATTAATTCCTGTATTGATTGCTTTATCTACTCCACCAGGAACTACAACAAAATCACATCTAACAGTCACAATACCAGTATTAGTATTAGAAATTACGTTTTCTACCCTATACAGTCCATCAATAGTGTTTGTGGAGACACCAGAAGAACCAACAATTATTCCAGTTGATGTTGTAATTCCAGTAAGAGCATAACCAGTTATTACATTACTATCAAAAATTACAAAATAATCACCAACATTTAACTGACTACGATTAATTCCAAATACATTAAGGGAAGAATAACCAATACCTAAAAGACTATTGTTATAATTTTCTGATTCTAAAATAAATTCAAGTGATGATTGTCCAATTCCTATAGTGTTGATTCCAACAATCTTACCAAAATCACCTTTTGCTTTTATTGAAATAATTTTTTCTTTATTTGGTTTAATGCTTTCAAAAATAACAGGTGGTGCTGTAGTTTGAGAGTACCCAAAACCACCATTTGTTATAGTGACTGATGAAACAAAGTCATTT